ATGTACGTTTGCATACCTTTAATTTTTTAGCTAAGTTAAACGAAGACTTAGATATAGAATGGCATCATAAGATTGATACTTCTGAATTAGATGTAGAACCTATCTGGGAGTTTGTAGGTCTAGAAGACGCTAGACTTTTTAGATGGGACGGTACGTTATACGGAAGCGGAGTTCGTAGAGATACTACAGATTACGGACAAGGTAGAATGGAGTTATCTGAATTAAAAGTAACACCTGGAGCAGTAAGAGAAGTAAAACGTAATAGAATAGAAGTACCATTCGACCCAGATTCTTATTGTGAAAAGAATTGGATGCCGATTCTAGATAAACCTTTTCATTATATAAAGTGGGCTAATCCAACTCAAGTAGTAAAAGTATCTGATGATAAGAATAGCTGCGAAGTAGTTTACCAATCAGAAAGAACAGTTCCAGATACATATGGCTTTAGAGGAGGTTCTCAAGTCATTAGAGTACCGGAAGGATACTTAGCAATCGTTCACGAAACGAATTTCGGATACAACGAACACGGTACTAAAAATGCAGCCTATCCTCATAGATTCGTTATGTGGGATGAAAACTTCGAAATAATTAAAACCTCAGAGAATTTTCATTTTATGGATTCCGAGATTGAATTCTGTTGTGGATTAGCTGATCATGGAGATAACTTTTTAATTACTTACGGTAATCAAGACAATACAGCTTACGTAATGTCTATTCCAAAACAAACAGTTTATGAGTTTATCGGTTAAAAGAGATATTGAAAGGTTAGTTAACCTTCATATAAATAATCCTAGAGATATAGATATTAATTTCGAGTTAGGATGGTCGTTTGAGAGTATCGGTCAACACGCTTCTGCTTTAACACATTATTCTAAGATCTCAGAATTAGCACAAGATAAATTAACACAGTACGAATCTTTAATTCGTATGGCTGAAAACTTTCGTAAGCACGAAGGGCGCCCAACAAGCGAGAGAGCAATGCTTCTTCATGCCACATCATTAATTCCAGAAAGGCCTGAAGCATATTTACTTTTAGCTAAGCACTACTTATCCGAAGATATGCATCACGAAGCAGATAGTTATCTTGCTCTATATAAGAACAATTTAGATCGTAGAACTTTCGAACCTCTACGTATTCCTATTGAGCGATTAGACTGGGATTATGATCTCATACAAATGCAGACAGAGTGGATGTTAGGAAGAGGACCTAGTGCTAGGTTACACGCTGAAAAGTTAATGAATGAATATAGACTACCTAAAGAAGTAGCATTATCAGCTAGACAATATGTAGGAAAAGTAAAAGGAGATATGTATCCAATTAGACGTTACAAAAAAGGTGAAAGTACATTCGCTTTAAATTTCAAAAATTTAGAACGTATTAATACAAACTACGCTCAAGCATTACAGGATATGTTTGTCTTAGCAGTACTAGACGGTAAAGAAAAAGGTACTTACTTAGAAATCGGAAGCAACCAGCCAGTGTACAATAACAATACATACTTATTAGAGCAGTTTGAATGGCGAGGAGTATCTGTTGAGTTAGAAGCAAGTTACAATAACGAATTTAACTTAGTTAGAAAGAACCCAGCGATGACTGAAGATGCTACTGAATGTCATTACGACTACTTATTAGAGACTTACGGTATTGGTGAGGTGGTAGACTATCTTCAAGTAGACTGTGAACCAGCAGAAGTTACTTTTAAAGCACTCCAGAAGGTACCTTTTGATAAGTATACCTTTAGAGTTATAACTTACGAGCATGATTTCTATCAAGACCCAGAAGGAAAGTATCGTGAGTTATCTAGAGAATACTTAACTAATTTAGGATACGAATTAATAATCGGAAACGTAGGTACGGATTTAAATAACAGTTTTGAAGACTGGTATGTACATCCTGACTATGTAGATATGTCTAGAGCAAACTTATTAAGAGATGTAGATAACAGTATTGTACCAATCCATAAACATTTATTATTATAATGGCAAATAAGAAATTAACACAGGAAGAAGTAAGGCAGTTAGAAAACCTTAAACAGCAAAGAACTAATATGCTAGCCCAACTTGGAAACATGGAGATGGCTATGATGAAGCTTCAAAAAGAGAAGGAGAAAGGCTTAGAAGCAATACAAGAGCTAGAACAATCAGAGCAGTTTTATTATAAAGTATTACAAGAGAAATACGGACAGGGTAGGTTAGATTTACAGGCTAACGAGTTTATTTCAGATTAAAGAGGGTTTCGGCCCTCTTTTTCTATTTATAATAAACTGATTCCAAATGGCTTTAGAGAACAAAAAATCTTTATTACAACCTGAGTCTGTAGAAGCACAGCAATACAGGTTACAAAATTCTAGATTAGCTGCGAGAGTAGAGCAGACTATATCTACTGGTAATCAACAGAGTTCAGCAGGAGCTGCTAGACCAGCAGGAAGACCTTCGGTACTAGCACCAAGTACTCCTCCTTCGCCACTACCGGCAGAGAGTAACGCTACTACAACATCTACACTACCAGGAGGATCAGCAACTCCTATAGCTACAGCTACTACTAGTGAAACTGTGAGTACTACTACACCTACTGTATCAACACCACCGGTAATTTATAAAAGAGATGCGATTTCTTTAGATGGATCTGCATACCTTACTGCTTCTTTAGATCTTACTGATCCAGATTTAAGTATTACTAACGTTACAGGAAGCCGTTGGGGATTCGTATTTATGGTAGATATGGAGAACCGTAAAGCAGGTCACCGTCAGACACTTTTACATACGTACTCTGGATCTGCTCAAAGTTCTTCTTTAGAAATGGGTATTGGAGGAGATGGACACTTATTTTTAGAATATAAAAATAACGGAGGAGTTTTAACATACGCCGGTCATCCGAACACTCAGGTTCGAACAAGACATCTTAATAGACTAGATCAACTTGAAGGTAAGCAAGGAAATGGGTATACGTATATACAATTCGACAGACAAAGCTCTGGAAATAATACTCCAGACGTCCGATCTAATCACAACGGATTATTAGGAACAGGGGGTGCTATTTTCGAATCATCTTCAGTAAATTATCTATCAATCCTCGGAGCAGACTTAGATATTAGCAACAATGATAACTTTTATATCGGCGGTACTTCTGCAAGACCGAATTCAAATTTCTCCGGATCTATAGCATACGCCGCTATTTACAAAAGAGCTCCATTTGCAGGATTTATTCAACAACTAAGAGATAGAGGTACGGATCCTACTTATTCAACTGTAAATAATAACTTCGTTAGAGAGTATAGATTTAACGGAAGCATAGTAGAACGTACAGGAAGTTTAGCAACAACACAAGTACCTTTAGGCATATCAGGAAGTGTAACTTACGTAGATGCACATAAGTAGAAGTTTTTGCACTTTAGCTACATATTTATATAAAGAACAAACTAACCCTTCATAACGATGGCAGAAAGAATTTTATCACCAGGTGTATTCTCAAGAGAGAATGACCTATCTTTCGTTACCCCAGCACCGGGAGAGATTTCAACAGCATTAGTAGGACCTACTGTAAAAGGACAGTTAGGTGTACCTACTATTGTAAGATCTTACGGAGAGTACTTAAATACATTCGGCAGCACTTTTAAATCAGGTAGCGACTACTATAGTCACTTCACTTCTTTAGCAGCAGAAAAGTATTTCGAACAAGGCGGTACTTCACTACTGGTAACAAGAGTATCAGACCAAGACTTTTCAAGCGCAATTGCAACCGTATATTCAGGATCAACTGAATGGTTTGAATTATCAACAATCGCACAAGGCGAGATCATGAACAACAGCGGTTCAGCAACTGAAAACTTATCAGAGAATGCTCTACTTAGCGGTTCAGCAGACAACGTAAGATGGGAAGTTACTAACAAGAACGCTTCTCAAGGTACCTTCTCACTCGTTATTAGAAGAGGTGACGATAATGAAAAGAGTAAAGTAATCTTAGAATCTTACCAAAACGTATCTTTAGATCCTAAATCAACAAATTACATTTCTAAAGTAATCGGTGATCAGTACAGAGAAGTAGGTTCAGATGGAGCGGTAACGGTTGAAGGTGATTATCCAAACGCTTCTAAGTACGTATATGTATCTAACGTAAACTTCAAAACACCAGATTACTTAACTGCCGACGGAACAGCAGATCCAGCATTCTCAGGATCATTTGAGAACTTTGTTATCGGTAGTGGTTCGGAACACGGTACTTTTGGAAACGCTACAGGTCAGTTATTTAATAGCAGTAGAACAGCTAACTTCTACCAGTACATTAACGGCACAGATACACAAGGGTTAGATGCTGATGAAACTAATGGTATCAACTACGATAGAGCAGCTCTAACATTAGCAAACAGAGACGAATACAGATTCAACGTATTATTGACACCAGGTATTACTAAAGACTTACACTCTTCAGTAGTAAACAGCTTTGTTAATATGGTTGAAGATAGAGGTGATGCAATTTATGTAACTGACTTAGTACAGCATGGAAGTAGTGTAACAACTGCTACAACTCAAGCCAACGCAATGAACAGCTCATTCGCCGCTGCTTACTGGCCATGGGTTAAGATTTCAGAGAATCAATTAGGTAAGAACGTTTGGTCTCCAGCTTCTACAGTAATCGGCGGTGTTTACGCCTTTACTGATAGAGTAGGTGCTGAATGGTTTGCTCCTGCAGGTCTATTAAGAGGAGGTATTCCAACAGTAGTTGCTGCAGAAAGAAAACTTTCTCAATCAGACAGAGATTCATTATACCAAGATAAAGTTAACCCACTTGCAACCTTCCCAGGTTCAGGCGTAGTTGCTTACGGTCAGAAAACATTACAGACTAAAGCTTCTGCTTTAGATAGAGTAAACGTTAGAAGATTGTTGATCAACTTGAAGAACTTTATCGGTGATGAAGCTAACAACTTAGTATTCGAACAAAACACAATCGCTACAAGAAATAGATTCTTAGCTTCTGTTAACCCATACTTAGAGTCTGTAGTACAGAGACAAGGTCTTTACGCTTACAGAGTAGTAATGGATGATACAAACAACACTGCAGATGTAATCGATAGAAATCAATTAGTAGGTCAGATCTTTATCCAACCAACTAAGACTGCTGAATTCATCGTATTAGACTTCGTTGTACAGCCAACAGGCGCAAGCTTTGGAGCGTAACTATTTATAATAAAGTAAATAACTAGAAGATGCCTACATTAGATCCAAACGAAATCATGTTTACCGCCTTCGAACCGAAGGTAGCAAATAGGTTTATCATGTACATCGATGGTATCCCATCATACATGGTTAAGAGTGCTACATCACCTTCTTTCACAGATAATATTGTAAAACTCGATCACATTAACACATACAGAAAGATCCGCGGAAAGAGAGAGTGGCAAAACATGACTCTTAGCTTATACGATCCAATCACACCTTCAGGTGCACAAGCAGTAATGGAGTGGGCTCGTTTATCTTACGAATCAGTAACTGGTAGAGCTGGTTACTCTGACTTCTATAAGAAAGACGTAACTCTTAACTTGCTAGGTCCTGTAGGCGATATCGTTGGAGAATGGATTATCAAAGGTGCATTTATTCAGCAATCAAACTTCGGTCAGTATAACTGGTCATCTGATGCAGCTGTTGAAGTACAATTAACCCTCGCAATGGATTATTGCGTACTAAACTTCTAATATTTAAGTTATGGATAATTTTGATTTAAGAAAATTTTTAGCAGAAAGCAGACAGCCAATCCAAGAAATGGAAGCACCTATGGAAGTAGATGCTCCGATGGAAGGTGAAGCAATGGAAGAAATCGTTGCTGAATATGTAACTGAAGCATTAAAAGGTGCTGATCTAAACGAAGTAACAGGAATCATTGAAGCACGTTGTAACAGAGCAGCGATGGAAATGAAAATGGAGACTATCGCTGAAGTATTAGCTGCTTACGAAGGTAGACTAGCAGAGATTAAAGAAACTGCTTACTTCCAGGAAATGGTAGACGAAACTAAGTTAGCTGCTCAAGAAGGAATGATTAAAGGTCTTCACGAGATGGCAATGTCTGTTAAAGAAGAGTATAAGAAAGCTTACATGCCTGAAGAGGAAGCTGTAGAAGAAAAAAAAGCTCCTAAAAAAGAGAAGAAGGAAGACAAGGAAGAGAAAGAAGAAAAATAAACCTCGCCCTGTCAAGCAATAAAAAAGCCCGAGCCTTAGTTGGTTCGGGTTTTCTTTTTTCATATATTTATATATAAATTGAGTTACAACTAATCAAGTATATGGAATCAAAATTCAAATTACCTACTGAAACAGTAGAATTACCATCCAAAGGATTAATCTACCCAGAAGATCATCCGCTATCTAACGGTACCGTGGAGATGAAATACATGACTGCAAGGGAAGAAGACATCCTTACCAATCAGAACTACATTAAGAAAGGCGTAGTTATTGATAAGCTATTACAGTCTCTGATTACATCTGATATCAGCTACGATGATCTTTTAGTAGGAGATAAGAATGCAATTATGATTGCTGCACGTATCTTATCTTACGGTAAAGATTACGAGTTTAATCTAGGAAACGGACCTCAATCTGTAGATTTATCTTTATTTGAGAATAAAGAAGTAGATGAATCTCTATATACTAGAGGTCAAAACGAATTTACATTCCAGTTACCAACTACAGATAACGTAGTGACGTTTAAACTACTTACTCACGGTGATGAGAAAAAGATTGAACAAGAAGTAAAAGGTCTTCAAAAGATTAATAAAGATAATATTACAGAAGCCACTACTCGTTTAAAGCATATGATTACTTCTATCAATGGATCATCAGATCGTAACGATATCAGAGAGTTCGTTGATTACGGCTTACTGGCAAAAGACGCCAGAGCTTTGAGAGAAGAGTATGTAAGAGTATCACCAGACATTGACCTAACGGTAACTTACGAAGATGTCGATGGAGTAGATAAGGAGGCTACTCTGCCGATTGGAATTAACTTTTTTTGGCCTGACGCCTGATTATAGGCAGCTAATATTCAGACAGATACACGATATAGTATTCTACGGAAGAGGAGGATTTACCTGGGAGACTGTTTATAATATGCCTATTTGGTTAAGGAAGTTTACTTCTAAGACTATCGAACAGCAGATCACTGAAGAATACGAAGCTCAACAGAAAGCTTCCAAAGAAGCATCTGGTATTCAAGAAGCTACACCAGAGAATACAAATAGCATTCAAGTACCTGAATCAGTACGTAAAGCAAGTTATACGACTACTGTCTCTAAAAAACAGTAGGAACCTATTTATTATTATAGTATAATTGCATTATGGCTGAAGGAAATTTCGGAAATTTAAGTAAAGAGGAGTTTGCAGAGTTAAGAGCTGAGTTAACCAACTTTCAAGACGGTGTTACTCAAACTCAACAAGCATTCAATCAACTCTTAAGAGGCGCCGACCTCAGCGGCTTAGTCGATAATACTCGAAAAGCATCTAATGCAGCACGTGACCTTGCAAAAGCAACTCAAGACGACCTAACTTCTCAAAAAGGCCGTAACGAGTTAATGAGGCGCTATAATGATATTAAAAGAGAACAAAATAGCGTTGAATCAAAGATACTCGTTATAAAGCGTCAGATCGAACTAGCAAACAAAGACGAATTAGCATCTCTTCAACTAGCGTTAAAAGGAGCATTAGATTTCGCCGATCAATTAGACGGTGCAGCTAAAGCAGCCGAACAGGTAGCAACTCAAGTAAACAAAGTAGCAGAAGCAGGAGCAGGATTTGAAAAAGTATCAAACTTTCTAAAAGAGATTCCGATAGTAGGTAAGTATTTAGGTTCTATCTCCGGTCAATTTGATAAAGCATCAGCAGCAGCAAAAAAAGCAAAAGCTGACGGATTAAGTGATTTCCAAGCTTCGATGAGAGGATCTTTAGAACTATCTCAAAATATAGCAATCGCTATAGGTACCGCAATCGTTGGAGCAATAATTCAAGGAAGTAAGAGATTAGGAGACCTTAATAAACAATTAGGAATGGGTCTAGAAAACGCTAGATCAATGGCAGAAAGGTTTGACCAGTTTGCCACTGCTAGCGAAGATTCTAGAATAACCACAGAGAAACTTATTGCTGCTAACGGACAACTTAACCAAGCATTAGGTACTACAGTTGAATTTAGCGGAGAAACGTTAGAGAACTTTATACTTACTACTGAGTATATGGGAGTATCTGTTGAATCAGCAGCTAAATTAGAAACCTTAGCCAGGACAACAGGTCAGAATACTAAAGATTTTGCTGGAAGCTTAGCAGAGAGTGTATCTCAAGCCGGAAAAAACAACAACTTATTTATCTCGACAGGTAAAGCTTTAGAAAAAGTTAAGAATTTATCAGCAACTACCTTACTGAACTTAAGAAGAAACCCAAAAGCTATCGGTGAAGCTATTGTAGAAACCGAAAAACTAGGGTTATCTTTCGATAAACTTCGCGGTATAGCAAGTTCGTTATTAGATTTTGAAAGCTCTATTCAAAAAGAACTTGAAGCTGAGGTATTAACCGGTAAAGAGCTTAATTTAGAACGAGCTCGTTCAGCAGCATTACGAGGAGATGATTTAGCATTAGCTAAAGAATTAGCTACTCAGGTAGGTACCTTAGCAGAGTTCGAACAGATGAACGTTATTCAACGTGAATCATTAGCTAACGCATTTGGTTTAAGTTCTGATGCAATGTCTGAAATGCTCTTAAAGCAAGAACTCTTAAACAGTTTAGGAGAAGAAGCCAGAGATTTATCTGCAGAGCAAGCAGCATCTATTAGAGAGATGGTAGAATCCGGAGAAGCAGAAAACGAACAAGATGCATTATTAAGACTTCAGCAAGAGCAGGATATAACTAAACGATTCCAGGACGCTGTAGGTAAATTAAAAAGCGCATTTGTAGATTTCTTCGAAGACTTTGAACCTGCTTTTAATAAGTTAGTAGATGTTATCACCGGACTAACTGAAAGTAGTATGTTGAAAACCATACTCGGTGCAGTAACAAGTATAGGTGGATTGACAGCTCTCGCTGGTGTATTTATAGCCAGTAAGTTAAGAGGTACTCCTGCTATGCCGATGTTTGTAAGAAGCATGGGAGGACCCGGAGGCGCCGCTGGAGCCGGTATGATGGGATTTGCCCCTGCAGGCGCCGGAGTAGGAGGTAAATTCTTTAATAGAGGGACCACTTACAAAGGTGGTCAATTTATGCCAGGAGGCGGTAGAGCACCAGCAGGAGGAGCTACTGTAGGCCGCGGTCTTACCGCAGGCGGTGCTATGGGATTAGCCGGTGTCGGTATGTTAGCAGGAGGCTTAATGCAGCAATCTGATAACGAAGGTATGCAAATGGCAGGATCTGCTCTATCAGGAGCAGGTCAAGGAGCTATGGTGGGTATGATGTTCGGTCCTATCGGAGCCGGTATCGGAGCAGCGATAGGAGGATTAGGAAGCTTA